TAATGGTCTATTATCTTTGAATAAAGTATATTCCTGTTCAAAACCTACCCATTCTTGAATATCATCTACATCTGAAATGATTTCATCTAACCTTCTTCTTGTATTTGTTTCATGTGGTGTATCATTTACATTATAGACCTCACATAATACTATTGAACCCTCTAATTCAAATGGATTGCTATAAACTCTGACTGGTTTTAAAACACAATCGGAACTACCACCATCTGCCTGTTCAGTTGAACTTCCATCAAAGCCCCATATTGGTGCTTCACTATCTCTTCCAAAAGACTTTACTATTTTTGTTTTATGTCTGATTTGAGTTGGATTACAACCATCCAACCATAGATATTCTAATTTATGCATAACCTTTTCTCCTATTAATTAGTTTGCATAATCTTGATCGTCATTGTCACCTGTCATAGGAATGACTTCACAAGAATCATTGTTACAAAATTTATCTACTTCGGCTTCCTCATTTTTGATTACTCCAAAGGATAATTTACCTAATTTACTTACCTCTTTTTTGTAAGTATCCTCATCAATCGCCTCATAAGGCATTTGTTGATAAGCACCATAGTCATGTCTCGGTAATAAACTTATACCTTTCAGATGATATTGGTAGTAGTTTAATGCTGGTGCAATTTGTTCTGCCTCTGTTTCTGGATTGAATGTGACTGTACAACTTACCTGATTGTCTGCCCAATGTCTTTGTAAGAATGCGGCTAAACTGAATTGTTCCCAAATGGATAGTTCAGCCGCGGTTCTTATACCCTCGCCCACATCAACCGGCACTTCAACAACCATTGTTGTATCCTCTGAACCAAAAGCTGGTTCTATTTTGTAACCTGATTTTTCCATCGGTCCAATCAATTCTGAATGTTTAGACAACCTTATTCTCCTAATGTAAAAACGACTCTCAGGGTAATGTAATCCTGGAGTCGCTCCTGCAAGTAGTGAAACTGTTCCTGATGGTTTAACCGATGTTGTCTTAATCGACTTAGGAACAGCAAACCAATCTGAATATTGTTTATCCCATTCCTGTATCACATCATATCCACCATTTAACCAATTCTTCAATTCTCCCAAACCTCTATTTGTAATAAACTGAGCAACACCACTTACTGAACAACCAATTCTTCTATTTCTTAACATAACCCTATTGGTATCTGCCCAATGGGTTCTTCCCAATGTAACTGTTTTTGCATATAGGTAAGCATACTTTAAGGTTCTGGCATAATCCTCGAAACTATCGTGATTGTTTGGAAATGTTTCTACAAGACAACACAATTCATAACTCTCTAAAGATTGTTCTAAACAAGGATTACCACCTGCAACCCTATGGTCTTTATTATCCCCACCATTTTTCATACGGGAATACTTTCTCATATTGTCCAACCACGCAAATCCAGGCTCACCATTATCCACAATTCGTTTGGCAGCTTCTGTATAATCCATACCCAATTCAGCGAATATACTATTATTACTTGTCCATCCATATGTTTCTCTGTGTTTGTTTACTTTATAATTTTTTAAGTCTAAATATTCTTCTGAATCAGGTTCTCCGAATACAATCTCAGCAGTTCTTCTAACATTACCAGCTACAACACACTTACCGATAAGATTCATTATATCTACGATTGTTGTTATTGAGATTGGTTCTCCCACATTCTTTTTTAATACCTCTGTTATATCACCATGTATCTCTTTCAATGGTTCATGACCACTTGCAACTCCACCGAAACCACTTATTGGTTCACCAGCTTTTCTTATTTCTGAATAATCAAATTCTACTTTACCTAGACCATGAAAATAACTTTCTAATAATAACTTTAGAGACTCAACCCAACCCTCACGAGTATCTGGTATTACATAGATTGATGTAGTTTTATTTTTATCCACACCTTTGATTGTTATTTCTCCAGCACCCTTTGTGTCGAATCCTACACCAACACCTAACATACTTGCATCCATAAGGAAACAGAAAGGTTTAGCATAATCTTCTTTTAGTGTTTTCGTAGATACGAAAGCACAATTGTTTAGGGCGGCATATAAACCTTTTTCTTCTGTGATTGGTGTTCCCATTGCCCACAGTCCACGACCAGGAGGTAAGAATTTCATGTTAAAAATACGCTCATACATATCTTGAGCTGACCTCTGTGCCTGCCACGGATTCCACCCTAATTGATGTGATTCAATCCAATTCATTTGCATATTATAAGTTCCCTCTACAACCCTTTGAACCGTTTCCCACCATCTTTCATTCTTTCCGTTCTCTTTGATTCTTGAGTAGGTTCTCATATAAACCAACTCACCTAATCCATTAAAACCAAAAGGTGCTTTCTTTCTTTTATATTTTGCAACAAAGTTGTCTGACAACTTAAATTTTTCCATAGTAACTCCTCAGTAACAAATTTAACTATTTATAATTATTATATATACTATCTATTCCTATTCGAATCCGGCCAAATCTTTATACTTTTGTGATAAAGTTTTTCTTAGGTATTCTTCCGAATTGTCCATTTTACCTTGTACTTGTTTTCCACCAACAGTTGATGCTTCATGTACTTCTATTAAACCTGTATTAGTATTGATGTTAGCTGGAAAGGTAATACCATCTACACCAAATCTATTTTTGATTACATGAAACCTACCTGTATTTGCAATCTTATCTTCAACCTTACGACTAACTGACATAACAAAATCCGCTGTCATAACCTTACTATAATCCTCAGATACTTTTGTAGCATCGATAACATCTTCCTCTAACGAACTACGATTGGCCTGTGAAGCAGTCCATATTGGAATATCAAATTCGCCAGCGAGTCCTCTCAGATTTTCATAAGTCTCACCAGTTGCATGTCTCTTCTCTTTATAGAATGTAGTTGGTTTTAAGATGTCAGCATAATCAACTATTACAGCATCAGGTTTTATTTCCTGTATCTCCATTTGTTTAAGATGTGAAGATAAGGTATTGACGGACGCAGAACGAGTAGGATAATATTTGATTATCAACTTACCTTTTAAACCATCAATAACTTTTTGTACATCTTCTTGATAGAACTTTATATTGGCAGTTGGTGTTCCACTAAACACAGTATCATATCTTAAACCGACATAAGACTCATTCAATTCTAAGGTATAGTGAACTACTGTTTTACCCTCTCTGACTAAATGAGCAGCAAGAGCTTGTAGACACCAAGTCTTACCAATACCAGCAGGTGCAACTAATACACCCAATTCACCACCAGCCAATCCACCATCCATAACATTCGTTACAGCATCCCACGGAGTAGGTTTTGTTTCTCTAACTGATTCTGTAAGTCTATCTTCTAAGGATATGATGTAATCATGTCCTAAATCTCTTTCACTTCCAGCCTTCATAGCGGAATCTATTATAACTTTTATATCATCATACTTCTTCTGTTCTAACAAATCTACAGCATCTGTAATAGCTTCCTTTAGAACCTGATTCTTACAGAACGAAAGTGTCTCTTGCTTTACAAAATCTAAATCAGTAGCTTCTAAATTTCTCCAAGAATCTTTGAGATTCTCTACAACTGATACTTTTAGAATCTCGTCATCCATCTGATTGATTTTCACTTTTAATACTTCCAATGTAGGAGCTTTTCTAAACTCCATAAAGTACTTACTGATTTCTTTTGATAACCATTTGTTTGCATCAGAATCAAAGTATTTAGATTCTAATATATCACTTATAGTTTGTATAAATTTATTGTCCGATAATAATGATGATATTATCTTAGATTGAAATGAAGGCCCATACTGAGTAAAGTTTTCACTCACCATATAATTCCTTCATTTGTTTTTCTTTTATTTCCATTATTCTTTTCTTTCTATATCTTTCTCTTGCTTTCTCTTGAACTAAAGCCTGATTTCTGTAATAGTATTCCATAGACCATTTTCTTTGAGCTTCTTTTCTTTCTTCTTCTGAGTTATATTTTCTTTTTCTACCCATTTGTTTTTCCAGCCATTTCGTTTAACTTACCAAAACATTGAACTAACCAACTATCCATATTTGGTAATGTAGCAAATAGTCTATCTTCTATGAATCTCTTCTGAAATTGTATCTTATTTAATCTATTAATTGGTTCGTTTACTTTATCCAATATTTTCATTTTTGCTGATGAACTTATTACAACCTCGTCTAACTGCATTAAGTCATAGTTTCGTTTTAGTAGAACCTCTGCTTCTTTGAGCTTTTCATCTTCTTCAATAATGTCATCTATATTAAGTATATTGTCTTCGAGTAAAAGTGGTAATTTTTTTTGAATAGTTTTCAATCCCCAACCACGAACTCCATCTATGTTATCAGACTTATCTCCATCAATTGCTCTATAGATAGTGAAATTATGGGACGGTATCCCATAATCTTCTAATACCTTTGGTGGGTCGTATAGTTTCTTTTTAGTGGGAGACCAAACTGTTACCCTATGATTTACCAATTGAAGAAAATCTTTATCAGTAGACATCAATACAATCTTAGAAGTCTTTAGAATCTGTTTTGTGATATACGCCATACCATCATCAGCTTCTATGTTTTCAATAGTTATAGTAGTTATAGGTAATTGTTCTAAGTAATCAATAACTCTAGTCAACTGCAACATCATAGATTGATGTTCGTCTTCTTTACTATTGAAATCATATGTTCTATTTAATCTCTTAGACATATTCCTATTTGCTTTATATCCACTAAAAACTTTTTTGCGACGGTTAGACCCACCCTTCCCGTCAAATACTATCACACAACGAGTGGGTCTAATTGTCTTTATGGCATAACCGATTGATCTGAGAAAGCCAACTATTCCCCCAACATGAGCACCGTCATCATTGAGAGTTGGCATAGCACTAAAACATCTGATAAATGTATTTAGACCATCTATAATCAATACCTTATCGTTCGGCTCTGTAGATTGAAGTTCACCGCCTTTATCTTTAATTTCTTTAAGTATCGATAAGTAGCGAGGATTAGTCACCTAATACCTCGTCTGTAACTACTACATCATCAATACCTAAATCTGCTTTACTGTATTTCAGTATAACCTTATCACAAATAAGTTTGTAACAATGTTCTTTGAACTCTGTATCTTCTAGCTTTTCAGCCCAATCTTTCGATTGGAATTTTATTTCATTACCTTCATGATCTTCCATAGTATACCACGAACCACCAACCTTTACAAGTTTGTGGTCTTTGAGAACCTTTAACCAACTACCTTCATCATCTACACCACTTTCAAAGTAGAGTGGAAACTCAGCCTTTCTAAGTGGAGGACCTAATCTGTTTTTGATAACCTGCGCAAGAATAGTCATACCAATTACATTCTTTTTGGTATCCTTTATCTGTCCTTTGTTCTTCAAACGGATTCTGGTAGATGCATGAAATGGAAGTGCTTTACCACCTGAAGTAGTGTATGGGTCACCAAACATAGCACCCAATTTTACTCTTAACTGATTTGTAAATACTAAAGCTATTCTCTGTCTACCAATCATCTGAGTAATCTTTCTCATAGCTTTAGAAATCACAATAGCCTTTGATGTCGCCCAACCATCTTTGTCGAAGTCAGCTTCCAACTCTACCTTAGTAGTCGCTGCTGCGAGTGAATCTACTAAGATAGTTACAAGTCTATCTTTATCAGATTCTCTTACTTTTGTAACAATCTCTTCAATGGCTTCGAATATATCTTCTACTGTTTCTAAATGTAGATACAACATATTATTTATATCCACACCAATAACCTCTAAGAAATCTTCACTAACCGCAGTCTCAGTATCTATATAAACTGCAACACCACCTTTCTTTTGGGTTTCTTTTAGAAGATGAGCACCAACTAAAGATTTACCACTACTTTCCAAACCGTTCAACTCTGTAATCCTACCAACTGCAATACCACCATTTGGCCGATTTGAAATTGCTAAGTCTAACATTGTTGAACCAGTAGAGATAAACTCCTTTATATCTGTAGGTGTTTCTTGAACACCATCTAAGAAGTATGCTACTTTGTAGTCTTTGAACTTTTTATTTAAAGAGTCCGCTAAGACTCCTGCTAATTCGTCATTTACTGACATATCTTTCTCCAATTAAAAGTGGGTGTATCCGGCTTTGTAAAGAATCCTTTGCACACACTCGGTTTTATTAGTGTTGGCTTCAACACCCACTTAGTGATTACTTACTGAATAACTCGTCAAATGCAGAACTAGCATCTTCTACAGAAGTAGATGTCGCTAGAGAAGCTGGAGCAACGGTTTCTTCTTTTGATTCTTCAGTAGAGGAATCATCAGGATTCAACCATTCATTTAGAACTTCTGTAAGTTCTTCGTAAGACCTTTCCTGATATAATTCAGTAATGTCTTTTTGGTTTTCCAATATATTCTCAAGTTGAGCTTTATCACTAACGATTGGAGTTTGATTTGGTTTTACACGAATTGATGTCTTTGGAAAAGAAGCACCACTCTCTTCAGCAGTTATAAACTCTACTGATACATCACGACCATTTACAGGATCGGTAATATCACCATAGTCTGGATCTGCGATTACTGAAAGTAGTTCTTGGTAAACAGTTTTACCAAATCCCCAAAAACGAACACCTTGCGTTTCCTCACCACGAACAATAACAGGTGCAAAAGTTCTCATCTTAGCTTCTAACTTACGAGCCATCTGATACTCTTCTCTGTTACCACTCTGTTTTAATTTCTGAGCAAACTCTTCAATTGGGTCTGGACGACCAAATGAAATAGGTGAAAGATAGGATTTATTATTCAAACCAAAATGAAAAAACAATTCGATAAAAGGATTATCTTTATTGTGTAAGTAAGGCACCACACGAATCACCTGTTTACCTGGTTGTGGTTTCCATAAGTTTGATGTTCTATTATTTGTTGTCTGTAATTGATTAAGACGCTTGCGAATAGAATTAATATCCATTTGTTATTCTCCTAATATAATTTGTTAATTGTTAATTTTAAGTTACTATCGTAACCAATAATAAGTATATAACTTTTTAGTTAAATACAATTTTTTTTACGCTTTTGTGTTAATAATTCGATAAAGTTTTGTTGGTATTTTGTTGAGTCCATTTTCGTTTGTGAGTAGTAAAGTATTACTGTATTGTTCCCAAGGTACAGGAAACTTTTTATCTAACACACCATTGTTTAGACTTCTGATAACCTCATTAAGTGCATTAATCGAATACAATGTGTTTGTTTGCTTCTTTCTATGTAAAGATATAGTATTAGGAATATCCTCTGATAAATGTCCATCCTCATATGAAACATTATATGTGCAGATTAATTGACTATCGTCATTTAGATTTTCGAATACATATATTTTATTGTACAGTATATCATTACACTCCATAATGATTCTGGTGATGTCTTCAATACGAGACCTAATTGCAAATGTACATAGTAATTGTGTTCTCATTACTTCTTTCCGTACTTAGTTTTCATAGATCCCTTTTCTGTTCTAGCGGGATCATAGACATCTCTTCCTACTGAGACATTAGCTCTGTAAAGTTCTCCTTTGAAGTCTTCATGAATCAACATTTCAAAGTTAGGAGTTGTTGAGTAACCAAGCCCTCTTTGTCTGGCTCTTAGTTTTGACAAATTAACCACTCTATCAGTACCCTTTACTTTGTATAGTAATTGATAGAACCCTTTGTCATCAGGCCCATCTACCTCTAAATTTGTTTCTACCTCATCGTAATTATCAGTTCCGAATATTTCTTTCATAACTTTTTTGTCTGCACTGACTCCACCCAATGCCATAGTTTCTTCACCATTCATAAGAGCATTCAGAGGAAACTTATCTCTTATCGTGCCCATAATACCATCTCTAATTTCTGGCACTTTAACAATATTACTCATATATGCTTTTGTAAAATTCGCAGTAATACCAATACGTTCATCCACATGCTTTTTAGAATCTTCATCACCTAAATGTCCAAGTAAACGTGCGGTTATCATCGTTGCTTTATTAAGATACTTTTGTCCACCTTTTCCACCAACTCTTTTAACTACATCGTTTAGTTGTTCAGAGGAAATTGGTGGTTTCATTTCAACCAATTCATCTCTTAACTTTCTCATATAGTTATTAGTTTTAGTTTTTTTAAGTATTTTGATATCAAAATCATCATCCTTTGCATTTCTTAAAAGTTCTAATTTTTTGCGATCTATATTTTCTAGATAATTCATAGAACTTACGTTTTCTTTTTCTGTTCTTTTCGAAGGGTTTCCCTCTTCACCTAAAGTATCTTCATATTTTTTCAGTAGTTGATTTGCTTCAGCCGTAAGTGCTTTGTATTCTTTTGTTCCTGTTTTCTTTAAAGCCTTCAGTTCCTCTTTCTTTTTCAGTATGTTGTCATACCTTTCTTTATCCTCTTTATTCTGAGATAATGTCCAGTAAAATGCTTCATTTACGCCAGGTTGTGCTAAGGCAATATCAAGATCTTTTTTAAGGGATAGTTCGTCTAATACATCTTGTCCATCAACCTTCAATCTAAAATATGTATCAGTAGAAAATCCTTTCTTACCGTAATCGAATCCCATAGCTTCAACATCTGATGGAACATCCCAAGCTGCACCTGTAACTTCCCAATTACCTTCACCATAGTAGTCATCATATCTTTCTTTTACTCCAGCTCTAACCCCTTTTGCAGACTCTAACCAGTCTCTATCTAAAATTAAATCTTCATCTTTTACTGAGTCTCCAAGATTATTCCAGTGTTCACCTAACTTCTGTTCTAAAAATGACATTTGTTCATCATTCATCGATACTGTCATCATAGTCATAATCTCACCTGCTGTAGACGATGTTTGCCCTGCACCCGCAGCATCTGTAAAACTTTTTATATTTGGTTCAAAGGTTCCTGTTTTTTTGGAGTTCATAATCCTCTCTAAAACCTTAACATATTTTTTTGGAAACTTAGTTGCCAAAAATTCTATTTCTTCTTCAGAGAACTTCAATGGTTCAGTACCTTCTTTAAATTCTAATTGTTCTGGTTTTTGTTTTTCGTAATCTTCATCACTTGGAATAGGATCTTTGTCGTAATAATCTTTATCTATTTCCGATTTGAATTCTTTGGTATCTATTTCACTATCGGTTTTTTTATCCTCACCATCGTCTTTTTCTATCTTTTCTATATCATCTTCAGAAGCATTCTTTTTAACAAGTGTATGTTTATCTTTATTAACATTTTGAACTGTATAGATGTTACCACTATCTTTATTTTTGACTATATCTACCTCTGTTAAATTATTTACTAATTCATTTCTTTCAACCAAGTTCCATCCGAAGTCCTTTAACACAGAATCCAATACAATTAAATCTCTCGTACTTTTGTGATTTGGTTTACCATTTTTGACTTGGTAAGCCCATTCAACTAATATTTTGTTTAAATTAGTAATCTTATTCATTTAATGTTATCTCCCCCTCTCTGGCAGTATACCATTTTCTAAATTGTGCAGGTGAACCTATTGTAATCTTATTACCAGGTACAATGTTCAATAGATACTTTTTGTGTGCTAGTTCATCAGATGAATCCTTTTGAAAGTAATAATCATCCCACACTCTCTGAAGTACAAAACAATCTATTATCTCTGTATTGTAAACTAATATCTCATTCCACCAGCTTGAGTTCTTTGAACTCTTTTTTCGAGTGTTCTTTTGAACCTCATCCTTATATTTTTTTAATAACTTATTTGAAGTATCGATATACTTTTTAATATGTTTTTGAACTATAGGTCCTAATTCTTTTGAAACCACCTTCAATACTTCTCTAAATGGTAAGTCTTCATACTTCGGATCGTTTTCAATCTTTTGTTCCATTTTATATTCTATGCGATTCCATTCATCATGACCAGGTAAACCAGCTTTTTCTAATGCATTGGTTAAAATTGTTGCATCACCAAATATATGTCTACCCAATACCCATCTGCGACCAGTTCTATCCGGTACAGTATCAAAGTCTTGCCACTTACGAGCTAGTAATAACCCTTTAATATGAAATATCACTCCACCACTTCCGGTTTGAACACCACGACCTTTTGCAAGTTGAGAAGATTTATTAGCTTTGGTAAATGTTGATATCGATTTTTTCTTACCTATGACATCGGTAATAGTTCTGATGTTTTGTGGGCTTGTAACGTGAAATGAATTTATAGGTACTTTACCAAATAAGTCCTCTACTTGTTTTGGATATAACGCTATATAATTTCTTGTTAATGTCCAATCCAGTGCAGCTCTAGTGTGTGCAGGATACCATTCTGAATGTTTTAGTCTACTTACAAACCTGCTTTCATTCACTAAATCTTTTAATTTAATCACTAAACTTCTCCGTTATATCTTCCATTTCATGATAGTTCCAACCTTTTGCTATTTTAACAGGAAACTTACCATCATCCTCGATAGTATCTTTAACCCTCTTCAAAAAATCAACACCATCTTCTATGTGAAAATCAAACAGAAAACTATCGTAGTTGTAAAGAACTAATCTACTTTTGAAGTTGTCTATATTTGGTATCAGTTTAGATAATACCTTCATATTGTTTTCTGTTTCTGTTAGCTGGATAAGATAATTAAATAGTTTATTCTTATTCATATCTGACAGATTTTCCATAAATATCTTCTTATTATAAATATCAGATAATATAAATTTATCCTTTTTAAATGTGTACCAAACTTTATCTATATATTTCTGCACCTTTTCGAAGAATGGATTGATTTTCAACACCTCTTCAGGTATGTGTCCGTACAAATACTGAAATGATAATCCTTTACTCTCCTCATAACCAACACCATAGAACTTCGCCATATGCTCATGTACAGAACCATTAGGGAATTTGTAACCTATCACGTCTCCTATTAACCTTAAATGGTAAGCATCGTAATCCATCTCAACCAACATACCTTTACTACCGAATCTACTTACAAACTTTTTACGACTCCCGTCTTTTTTATTCAATGCTGCAAAATTTAAACCACCGAATCTATTAGATGGGCGACCTGTAGCAGTATAAGGATTGTATTCTGAATAAACCATACCACCTGTAGTTTGTAATCCGTTACTCTCTATACGTTGTAGATTATCTAATACGATATTATTATAGGTATCGTAAGGTTCATCTGTATTATACATTACACATTTCTTTACTATATCAACAACCTTTCTACATGCCTGCAAATGTTTTAGAATGGGTATAACACAATTTAGATTTTCTCTACCCCAATTTACTCTATGAAAATGTTCATGTGCATTGGTTAAAGTATCTTCTATCACCAAAGGTTCATTCTTTTTTAGATACTTTAACATCTGTAAGTCTTTTACATTTTTAAGTTTGAGAAAATGTGCCAACTTTTTCTTATCATAAGTGAATACGGATTCGTCTGTTTCTAACTTACCTAATAAATCCACATCTAAGTTTATTGTATCGGTGTGATTGAAAGGTAGAATATACTCAAAAGTATTTTCTAATTCAACAACATATAATAAACATAAGTTTGTGGCAAGAGGATGTTTATTATCATCACATTGTACAGGTACAATCAATGATGAAGTTGATTTGAACTTATCTAAAAAATCATCCCATTCTTTTTGAGATTCAACTATTACCAATTGTGGGCTTCACTCCATAGTTCGGTCGTTTTTGGAAATACTTCTTTCATCTGTTCTAACAATACTTTTGCATATTCTTGTATTTCCCATTGAGAGGTTTTCTCATTTCTTAGTTCTATAAAATTCATAACCGCCTGAAATGATGCTGTCCAATAAACTTCTGTATATTGTGATAGAGGTAGAATAGCTCTGGCCTGTTCTTTTGCCATACCCATCTCTAATAAATCATTATAGAAACCAACGACATACCAATGTGCATCCATCCATAGTTTTTGAGCATCTGATTGATTTTCCACTTCACCCTCTGATGCTTGTTTATTATCTTCAGATTGTGCCCTATAAACTTCTGGTACATAGAAGTCTTCAACAGGTACATACCTACCACTTATCTCGTTCCACGCGTGGTCTTTTGTAGAACTAGATGATGATGTTTCGATTCCAACAACATGCTTATACCATTGTCTCATCACAAACTCAGGTGCCTTAATATGAAACTGAACCTGTAAGTGTCTAAATGGAGAATAGTGTTTATGTTTTGCTAGATAACGAACTAATCTTTCATCTGATTTATCGAACTTTGTTTTTCTTTTACCGAATGATACTCGAGCTGAATTGACAACTGTTAAATCATTTCCTAATGAATCAACAACCTCAATAAAGCCTTTATCTAAGACTTGACTTTTCATTTATATAACCTTTGATTTTATTATAAATATTAATTAAAATACCCAAATACAAATTTAATATGAACTACCGCCAGTTCCACCAGCTCCACCCGTCATCACACCTGGTGGAGGTCCTGTTGCCGCACCTGCTCCGTAAGCTGGTGCCTCACCCTGTTGTTGAATTGGTTGTTGTTGATTTGATGTTTCCGCACCAGGTATATTTATCTGAAAACCACCAACATTTGCTAATTTATTTTCTATCCGTTCTTTAGGTGATACGGCTTGATTCTCTCTGTAGTATTGAAAATCTGGTAATATTTTTCTTAAACCAACAAAACCTGATTCACCCTCTGCCATCCTAATAGCGATCTCATTACTTTCTCTTACTAATTTTTTAGTACCTGTGATGAACCAGATAACTTCTGTGTACTCGTATAGAGGTGAAGTTTGAAAATCTTTTTCGGCTATCTCAAACATAAGCGACTTGTCATTTGTTTTTTTGGCAAAATATCTTGTAAAGTTTCCATCACGATATTGATTTTCTGTTGGTATAACTATAGATGGATTGATAGTCATCGGTTGTTGTTGATTCAATATATTATAAATCTCAACCGCACTTTGTCTAGCTATCCTGATAATCAATTCTGATAGAATACTGTCATGACTGGTTTGAGTCATATAATAGATACCTAAATCTTTTGTAAAGTGAATATGATATGGTGTTCTGCTTTTTACAGGTTTACGAGTTTTTTCATAAACAAACTCACCTGGTAATGCACCAAAACCGGTTAGTACCCTATCAGTATTTTTAGTTATCATTTCTATTTTTCTGTTCAAAACAGGTTTGTTATCATTTTTAGCATCCACTATTTTTTGAATCTTCTTCTTATTCTCTTCAATAGTCTCCATCTGATTTTGTGATATTACTTGAGTTTGCTGTGAGTCATCTGAATATGTCGCCTGTGCCATTATGTAGCCTCCTGATTACCTAATAAGTCTCCATACTCTTTACCTATCTTAATCATCAGTTGAGCTTTCATGTATTTTACTACCTCTCCCTTCCTCGCAGTACTTCTGGCCGCACTCATCATTTGATCTTTATTTCTATTTCTTCTTCCGAAGACTATCTGCGGTAGTGTGTAAGTTACTTCTGTTTGTTCATCTATCATATGTGATATTTCACCATAAAATACAGCTTCGTATGTTTGTGTACCATCCACATAAACCACTTGCGGATTAATTTGTAGTTGAGTGTCTGCATCATTTCCTGCTTTTCTTAGATAGTCTTCATAACTTTTATCAGTAAACTTTTTAGCAATCTCTTCTGCTTGTGCATAAATATCATCGAAATCTGACTGTTTAAATCTTGGTGGTGGGGCTTGTTTTACTTCTGCTTCCTCTTTCTTCTTTCTGTATAAAAATCCTTTCACCTGTGCAAATATTGATTTACCACGTTTCTGTTCTATCTGACTTCCTGCATCTTTATCTGATTCTAACTCTGTTACATCAGCTTTTGAATTTACTGCAGCTACATGTAGGTCGTGTCCAACACCAGGTAAGGTAACATATGCTTCAGGTACATCTGACATTAATCCATATACTAGAGCCCTATCCTGATTTTCTTCTTCTGCACCTGCACCAAAGCCAGGTAAATTTGTTTCTGACATTTCTATAGCACCTGCACTGGTTAACATTGTGGTGAGAGGACTTTTCTCACTTGTATAGGTGCTCGTACGAGCAAACTCATCTGTTTCATAGTTATCAGGATTATTAAAGTAATCTCTATTATCAGCATATTCGTTTTGTTCGAATATAAAATTCGCGGTTTCAGAACTCAATGATACGGGTTCAGGTGAGAATGTAAAATCATTAGACAAAGGTCTGTATTCTGGTGCTGGAATAGTAATTCCCATTTTACCCACCTTTTTTCTTTCTGCCTCAAGCCTATTTTCTTCTGTCAACCAATCAACATCAGTCATGGTAGGAGGTACATCAAAAGCACCAATAGGCTCATAGTCCAAACTTTTCATTATCGACTTCACATCTTTATCTATTTCTTTATCTAGTTCTTTCTCTTCTTTTTTTGTTTTCCATTGTTGATAAGCATCAGAGTATGGTGTATCACTCGATATATCACCAGCTGTTTCTAATTGTTCTTGGTAATCTAATGCATCTGACATAAAGTTATCAAACTTATTTTTAGCAACACTTAATGGTTCTAATAGTTCCTTTACCTTATCCAAAAATGACTCAGGTTGAAATTGTGTGAACTCTCTACTTAAAGGGTCTATTATATTACTGGTACTGAATAAATTATTATCAAGTGCATAGGTATATGCTTCAGCATTCTGTTGCATAATTGAACCAAAAGATGTCGTCCATCCTGAATCATCTATTTTTTGTGTCATACTTTTTATTACAAAAAATACTGGTGCACCTAAATTACCACCATCCTCTGTGAATATTTCCGTATTAAATCTTGGTTGTATGTATGAAACATTAAATTGTGAAAGAGGCCTTAAACCCCCAATACCATCAATATCAAGGGTTAAATCTATAAATCTCATTTGATAACTTTTTATATTACCACCGTTTTTCTTATCTGTATTATCAAATAAAGTACTTTTTATTATCTGGCGTACTGCTGGTTTCATTTTAACAGATTCTAACCAGGTATTAGATGGAGTGTCGTCTAGGAAAAACATATCGCTCATAGTCGCGTCACCTTCTGGTGACGGAGTGTAAATTATTCCGGTTTCTATCGTTTCAGTATAGCGAGCAGTTCCAACACCTACAGTTCTCCTCTCGTATGTAATCTCCTCTTTCGATTCAGGTGTGAACATTAACTTTCCTGTTTCTGCGTCCAAACGAAACTTTTCATCCATTTTTACACTTGTGTTTTCATTGTTTGTTTTATCATTCTTTATAGGAATTGATTTTTCAGGTATTTTTCTCCATTTTTTTAATTCGATTAAACCACCAAAAAAGTTGTTGTCTGCGGACGTATGTT